TGTATCGTTCCCAAGTCGCGCCTCCCCACTGGAATGTGTCCGGGACATCTTGGCGAAGCACCTGCGCACCACTGTTGTACAAGAACGTGTCTCGCACCGACTTGTGCTGCCAGAGCGCTTTGTGAAAAGACCGGCCGGTATAAACATGGATGCCGCCGTACCCTTCATCCAAAGAGTCTTCCAGGCTGTAGACAACATCCTGCCAAAGGCCTGTTACCAGTGTGCTGTCAACGTCCAACTCAAGCGATACCGCAGCTGGCACTGCTATTCCGAATGTGTTGTAAAGATCAACCAAAACACCGCCAGACCGAGAGGTTACAATACCCTTGATCCCGCCAACACGTTGATGCTCGAGGGTCATGGTCAGATCACGAGCATGACGCTGGGCTTTGCGATTGACGCGCCCTTCGAGGTTTTCAAGCGTGCTTTCCGTGCCGAATGCGCGAACATTCTGCACCTCATCAGCAGCAATCGCGTCGTCACGCTGATAGTGAGGGACACCAATCAGGTGCTTGGCACGATCGTCATCACCCGTTGTTTCGCCAGGGCCACCGCGAGCGGATGGTTCAACCAAGCCAAGTTTACCGTTGCGCATTTCGATAGAGACTGACGTTGTCGAAACGCTGTCCTCTTCAAAAAGGCCCGATGCGCTGATCTGGCCAGGGCGGTATGGTTCGTTATTGACAGCGGCGGTCAAACTCTCGAGGGAGAAGGGATCGCCGGTATGTGCGTTTGGTGCTGTCATGGGTGGAAATCTCCTCAGCGAGCCTTGATGGTCACGGCGCGAAGCTGCGTAAGCTTGGCAGTGCGTTTGGTTGCGTCGTTGACGCTGGTATCAAACACCAGCATGGGGTTTTTGACCTCTGCATCATTCGTGATGCAGACAGCCGGCACGTCGGCCGAGGTGGCATCCACTTCGTAGCCGAGGATCGCAACGGCAGTTTCTGCGCCTTCCTTGCCACTGGTGCTGGCTGCAGTGGCAGGAACATATTTGCCGCTCGCGGTGACTTTCCCGAGAACCGTGCCGGCAAAAAGCTTGCCGGAGCCGGAAGCAACGGTGAGCACCTCGCGGGAGATCAAGCCGTTTGCTTCGGACAGGACAAAAGCCAGATCGCGCGGCGTTTCAGTCATGGAATTTGCCATGGTCATTCTCCCTTCGGCTGGTTGCGACGGGCGGCGAAGATGGCATCGCGATCGATTTTCGCCCCTGCCTTGGCTGTCGACGACCCTTGTGGATGTGCGAGGCTTGCCGCAGCAACGCGCTGCGCCTCGTAATTGGTTGGATTTGCGCCAGCGCTGGCAGCAGGTGTTGCTCCGCCATCTGGTTTTTCGGCTGATGCTGCGGGCACGTTCGTTGTGACGAAACCGATAATGGCCTCGGCACTCATCTCTGGCGATTTGTCAGCCAGCTCGAGCGCGGCATTCATGCGTCCGGCGTCACCCTTGATGCCTTCGGCAGTCGTGACAGCGGTAATGCGGCTCATGGCCGCTTTGTACCCGTCGTCACCACCACTTGCTGCAGCAATAACGGTGGCGATAGCGCCGGCCGCTGCTGATGCAGGGCCGGTCTGTGACTGTTGTACAGTCATTTGACCTCCAAGGGCGTAGGCCGCATCAGGCGGCGTTTCAATTAACAGCGCATCGGCGCTGGCTTCGCTTTCGATCCCCAATAGGAGAGCGTCCGCCGACGACCCGGGAAGCACAGCCGCCCGAATGGCTTTCATGATTGAGGACATGTGGATTAGCTCCTGTTGATCGCCTTCACAAAGGCGTCAAACGTTGCAAGAGGGTCGCCGACTGCATCAACTAACCCCAGTTTCACAGCATCTGCGGCGTCATAAACATTGGCTTGAGTAGCCAGGGCCTTTGCCTTTGTGAAACGAGCACCCCGGCCCTTGCCCACGGTTTCGGCAAACTTTTGACGCATGATTTCGGCCTGCGCCTGCCAACGCTCTGCAAGTTCAGGTGCCAGTGGTTCGTAGGGGTTCCCGTCGGCTTTCTTTTCACCGGCTCGGATAATTGTGACCTTAATGCCTTCCTGCTGAAGGGCTTGCGAGTAATCCGCGTGCAGCATGATGACACCGATCGAACCAGCCCCGCCAAACTCAGGCATCACAATGGAACGCGCTTGAGAAGCAAGCAGGTATCCCGCCGAGTAGGCAAAGTCGGTCAGAATGGAAATCGTGGGCTTTTCTTTCGAAAGTTGCGCCATAGCAGCTGCAACTTCGAAACCACCGTTGACCTGACCGCCATAGCTGTCGACTTCAAACACCACACCTTTGACATCAGTGCGCTGGCGTGCCATCGCGATCTGGGCAGACAGACCTTGATAGCTGGTCTGCCCGGAGTTGGAGCCGATCCATCCACCCTTATGCACCAGCGTGCCCTCGATCGGGATGATTGCTACACCCTGATAAAGATCGAATGGCAAGACATTCGCTCCGGTGTACGCACGTTCGAGCCTGTTTCCCACCTTACCGGCAATCGCCCGTCCGTTCTCGCCTGCAACATGGGAGGTTGCTTCTGCCGGGTTGGTGAGAACAACTGTGTCACCGGCAATGCGATTGCCGAGGCCGTGCAGAAAAGCCTCTGCCTTCCGCTCGTCATACATCAGCGGCGCGTTGAACACCTGCTGTGCGATATTTGCGTAGCGTAAGCTCATGGCGGTTTCCTGTTTAAAAATGTGAGCTATTTACCGTCCCGCTCCGGACTGGGCCGGATCCTACGGCCATGCGCATATCTCTGGTGCCTGTTCTTTGGCTTCAGGGAACGATCACAAGATGCGGAAAGATCACGAACCCACGGCTTCTTTATCGCTCGCCCGTCGACGAGACCTTGCGCGTATTGACGGATGGTAGGGTCATATTCGGCCGCAAGAATTCAGAATTTCAATCTCCAGCGCCGCGATGGGCGGCAACCGGTTGTTTTCGCCTGACAGGCAGCCTTTAGGCGCACCAGCTCCTTGTCGATATCGGCAAGGCTCGATGATGCGACCTTTACGCGCTGCTGCATCACGGGAGAGCGGATCTCGCTCTCCTCGATCTGCTCCCCGGCGAGACGTTTGGCTTTCGCTGCTGCGAGTGCAGCGTACAGAGCGCAGGGGTCATTTGCGTCGACGGTGATACCCGCAATCTTGACTGGGTTCGGGTTCATGCCTGTGCGCCTTCCGGCTTGCTCGCCTCGGCCGATGACTTCGAACCATACCCGCGTTCGAATGGGCTTCTCATGCCGGCTTCAATGTATTTGTTGTGCCACATCAGCCTGCTTTCAAAGACCTCTTCCGGATCGTCGCCGAGCTCTGCGCATTCACGCTCCAGCGTCCCGGTACCATTCGCGATACGTTCGCTGGACGCCTTAGCCCGCTTTTCATCATCGGCGGTCGGTTTCGACGGACCTTGGCAGACCGCCCAAAGCAGCTCTTCGCGGTAAGCGCGAAACACCTCATAGCCAGGTTTGAAGGGAATGCGACCTTCGCCGATCTCTTCGTCAAGCCAGCTACCATACGGCACCAACGCATGTGGTGCCGCAATTCGATCAGTGCGGCGCTGAGCGATCGGCCACAAGGCCGAATTTTCCATATTGGTGCTGGCGTACGTTGCCTTGGTGTAGTCGAGCGTGTACCCGCCATAAGACATACCAAGCGCACGGGCTGTTTCGCGGTGAAGCGAAGACATGAACGACTGAGACTCTGCTCCGGGTGTTGATATGGATTTGAATTCCAGATCTTCGCCAGGCGCGAGGTGGGACACACCAGCACCTGCCCCAAGGCGGATTTCCGACTCTGCGGCTCGATCAAGCTGCGCCTTGAAGTAATCGACGAAATCAGTTGCGAGTTCATCGACGCCTTCTGCACCGCTTTCCTTCATCGTCTCCAACGCTTCAAACGCCTCGGCGCTTGGGCGATCGCTTTTCAGCACCGCCGAATAGATGGTTTGCAAGAAGTGCACCTGCGCCATCGCGTCATCTGTGTTTTCTGCCATCAGGTATTTGCGGAACGTCGTCGCCAAAGGCGACAATCCCCGAACATCGTCAGATCCAAAGGGATCGAACGCATGCATGACGAGCTGCCGACCGTCACCATCTCTGGCTGCATAGTCAGTTTTGACATTCATGCCATCACGCTTCTCTTCGAAGCGATAATGCGTCGGACGACCATGAGCGTCATGCATAACACCCTGGTACAACCCCTCGAACTCGCTCGTGTCCTGCACGAGTTTCTGCGGCGACACCAATAGAAACTTGGTGCCTGTCTTGGTGCCAGACAAACGCTGCGATCGCGGAAGGTAAGACACAACACCAGTGCTTTCGCCAAACGCAAGCCAATGACGCAAACCAATGTCCGTCATCTGCGGAATGGTCCACTTCGCCCGGAAATCACATTCCAGAGGTGTCCATGCCCAAACCTTCCAGCGAGCCTTAACAAATCTGATCCACTCGGATGCCTCTTTTGCATCGTAGCCGAAGCGGGATAGATCAGGGCGCGGGTTCAGCTGCAGCTCCACGCCGACAGTATCTGCAAGTATCTGATCGGCCGCACCGCGAAGACGTCCAGAGTTCTGCAGCATGTCCATCGCGAGTGCAGCAGCACGCCACCAAACACGGCGGATTTCATCGCGGTGCTCTCTCAATGACGCTGGACGAGACGCGATGATGCCTGACTGGGTATCGCGCAGGTATCCTGCACGAGCACGGGACGGATTTCCGGCGGGAACCGTAACGCTCCCCGCCTTGACCCGTACCCGCTGTTTTTCAGTCATCGTCTCTTTTTCCACCTGTTTTCAGCCGGCTTCGCGGCGCGTGTTTCCGGTTGCTTTACAGCTACTGGCTCTGCAGCAACCGGCTCTATTGGTGTCTGTGCTGCGATCTTCCGACTTTCCTCCGATAAGAGGTCGATCGGATCTTCAGGCTCCAGCTTTGTACGCAATGCAGCCCATTGGCTTTTTGTCATCCTCGACAATCCGAGATGCTCAGCCATTGCCATCGCGTAGATACGGCAATCAAGGAAGTGATTGTGTTCACGGCGTGGCATCCACTCTTCGTGCAGTTTCCCCTTCACCAGCTTTTGGCTGAAATATTCAGCCGTTAACTGTTGGAAGTACTCCTCGCCCAGCTCCATATGGAAATGGCAATACCCCGGCGGATCAGATGCCTCACCAGAACGCAGACCGATCTTATGCAAATTTCCGTAAAGCTCGGCTTTAAGAGCCCACGTTCCAACAGGCCAGGACAGAGCGCCACCAAACCGCTTCCGCTTTCCGCGCTTGGTGACAGACTTCTGGACCGGAGCGCTGATTGCAGGAACACCGCGGCCCGGCATGCCCTTGATTGCGTATGTGTTCGGATGGCGTCTGCACCACTCACGCACCTGGTTCGGTCTGTAGCCGCTATCGACGGCAAGAGCTTCGATCTTGCGGAGAACACCATGGCCATCAGGAAACTCCTGAGAGCAGAACTCCTCAAGCAACAGCCATGCGCCCGCTTGCGGGTTATCTGTGGCACCCTCAAAGAACTCGGCAAAAACATTCCAGCTCTGCCGGTCCTCTCCGAAAACGACACCCTCGCAATAGATCCCGTAGGACTGAACGTCCGCACCAGCAACGAACAGCAATCCGCCGGCGGCGATGGTGCCTGCAAGATAATCTTCCCGGCGTTCCATAAGTCGCTGGTGATCAGGCGAGTTGCCTTTCATTTGGTAAGGAAGGGCTAGAACAAGGTTGCTGTAATCCTTGGCACCGGCCTCACCCTTTGCTTCGTAAGTGATTTTGTCCTCAGCAATTGCCTCATAGGACATCATCAACGACATAAAAGCATCGACGTGAAAGCCAGGATGCCGGTCAGGCTCAATGAAAGTAGGAATATAGCGTCCACCTCTAACTCCCTGAACTCGTTCCATTTCAGAGATGTGATGCCCGCAATCGCATACCATGACCGTTTTGTGCGGCTGCTTTCTGTCGATAAGCAGCTTTCGGTCGACTTGAACCATTTCCTTCCGGCACTCTGGGCATCGGATATACCAGAACCGCTGATCTGACCGTCTGAAGCTCCGGTCGATGCGGCAATGGCCCGGACCTTCTCCAAGCGCCTCTCCGCTGTCGAGTTCGGGTGTTGACAGCTCGAAGATCTTGTATGTCTTCTGTCGCCGAAAGGCCGTGAAACGGCCGAAAAACAAGTTCTCCGGGTCAGCTCCATTCGGCAACATCTGCCACTTCGAAACCTCGTCCTTTACCCCAAAGCGTGTTGTCTTGGACGAAAGATCCATGACAGTGTTCGCGTTGGCAAGAAAGATTGATCCGCCTGGAAACTTCTTCTCATAGGTTGTTGAACCTACGCCAGAGCGACTTGTTGTCGGCTGAATGATGACCTTCTCAGTTCGTTCCTGCCATTTGTCGATCAGAGGCTGCAGCTTTGCCGAATTGATATCCTGCAAGGCATCAATACCAGGCACGCCATAGAGCGCGTTATCAGGGCTGTTTTCAGCAATGTACATCATCCAAGCCAGAGCTAGGATGGTCACACCAGTCTGTTGAGCCTTTCGAACTGTAACCAGGTTGCACGGATGCTCCTGACTAAGGCAGTGCGCAATCTCCGGCAGATATGGCGCATCTTCTGCTGCCCAGAGCTCACCCTTGCGCGGTCCGTCCACCAGAACAACGTTCTTTGGCAACCAAACCGGAAATTCAACAGGCGGCTGTGGACGTATTGCTGCGGCCAGCACTGAAGCCCCAACCCGCAAAGCTCCCGGATGCATTGTCACGCGTCTTCATCCTCAATCAAAGGATCCTGTTCTGGTGCGGCTGACGCTATTGCCGATAGCTTGTCCGCGATTTCCACGCCGACATCGAAGGCTATCTGGCGCATCAGGACACGGACGCCGTGAACACCCTCTTTCGAGACTGCCATTGCGATGTCGTCCGAGCGATTTGGCAGGCGCTTCAAGATCGATTGAATTTCAACGCCAATCACGGTCAGCGCTTGTTCATTTTTATCCTTGCGAATGAGCTGCCCGCAGTCTTCCTGGTGGCGAATACGCTCGCGACCAACCTTCAACCACTCAGACTGCCGCCGCGCTTCCTCGAAGCTGTCTTCAACGCGTAATGGAGTTGATGACCCTCGGCCTGACGGTCGGCCGTCCTCTGAACGCAAAGGCGCGACCGCTTTGGCTGGGTTCGTGAAACTCTGCCGGAAGTGGTCATAGTGTGCCAGAGATATCCGAACGATCTGCCCCTGCGGGCCTCGATCGACTGGAGTGTCCGGCCTGTCGTCAATGAGCTTGCGTATTGCCTTAGAGACGGCTTGTTTGGTTACGTTGTCTCTTTCCGCAATCTGCGTGGCCGATGCCATGACCAGATTTTCTTGATCCGTCATTCGACAACCTCAACATCATCCTTTCGACAACCACGACAACCAGAACCGACAACCCTGACAACCGCGACAACCCAATATTTTTAGCCATGTGACTGACAGGATTTCGGGGTCGCCTCGCCCCGCAGAGGGTCGGAAAGTTGTACGGTCCCTTGACCCGGGGGGTGGGGGTGCGCCCCGCCCGATCGGTCGACAGGGTCACCGAGGCAGGAGGCGATCGATCTCGTGCAGCACGCGCGGCGCCAGATGATCTTCGATGATCTCTGCCAACACCTTGAGGTAAACGTCAGGATTGTTGGTGACATCATGTGCCGGGTTCGGGCCATAGAGCTCCCTGATTGGGAGCCGCGCAGCCCCTACCCGTTTCATGACACCGCTATGGCCTGATCCCATCTTGGCGATAAAGGCAGATTTGTACGAACCCCTCAACCTGACCCTCACGCCCGATTTCGTCTGAGTGGCGCCAAGCTTGTAGAGGCTGATCCATCCAGACTTCTCGATGATCTCGATCGTGTTGCTACCGGCATTGAACCGCGCCGTAGTGATATCTCTCACCCGCTTTGGCGGCAGTTTTACACGCTCGGCAGTTCGCTTAACCACCCGTGTCCTGGCCATATCGCGCATTCTGCTCATGGCACGTGCCATGGCTTTCGCCTTGATATCACCTGGAAGGCGACTGATCGCCCGACCGAGAGCCTGAAGCTCTGAAGTATCGAAGGTCAGTTCAGCAGACATTCACCACGCGGTTACATGACCGCCTCCATCACTGGCAACAAAAAACCCGCACCGGGTGTTCCGAAGCGGGTTTTCCAATCTTTTTTACTGTGACCAAGATATGTCAACTTACTGCCGCAATTCAATACAGCTAAAACAAGATTTAAATCACGCCATTTCAATCGCTTGCGCGTTTTTCATCTGCCTCGCAAAAGCTACCCATGGCTGACGATCTGGCGTAAAACAAATCAGTTCATGCGCGGAAAGTCGCCCTTCCAGCGCTTCATGAAGGACAAATAAGCCATCCTGCCACAGCTGCCAGTCCAAACGTGACTGGATCGCCGACATGATCGGCGCCTTGATTTCCATCTTGTGGTAAGCATTCCGGTGCGGGCGCTTGCGTTTGGCATCATATCCATCCGCTTCGTATCGATAGGCGCGGCCAAAGGCATCCTTTGCTGACCGTGTGACGAACCAAGCATCCTGTCCGCGCTTCTGAACCGCGCCGATCTCTGGCGCGCATGCTCTCCAATCTGGTCCGCGTCCAAGCACGGCATGTGTGATCATGAGACTGCAAATATGTTTGCCGGCGAGACGTTCGCCCTTCAAGCGCACCGCGGAAAGCTCTCGCTGCACTTCGGCCGCAATCAAACCGTATTCGTCAGCCCACTCTGGGAACGGGTTCCAGCCATCTGCGATATCGAAAGCCCCGCGCTTGGCAAGTGCACGCACCATATCGCCAACCATGATGGCATCGGCGCTTGGCTCACCTTCATCATCATAAGTCGGGATAACGCCATAGGCGTTTGGCGTGCGATCAATCAGCGTGCCCAATTCGCTGTAGGCAGAGACCTGCAAAAAGCTTGATGCCAGTGCACCAGAGCCAACATTCCCGCCACCAACTTTGCACAGTTCCTGTGTGAAAGCCCACGTCAACAATTTTTCAATGGTGATTTTCTTCATCTCATAGCCTTTCGGGGCGTTTTGGACACATAGGACAGATAGAAGTTCAAGATTGGACAGATAAATGGACAGATAAAGTTCGAAAAGACGAACAAAATCAACACTTGGACAGCTTGGACAGATAAAACCAAGGTTTATATGATGCGAACCAACATGTTTTCGTCATGCATCTTTCGATGTCAGGAAATACGTGCAGGCGTGCACGCATCATGGAAAACCCGGAATTTGCTGTCCTAGCTGTCCGACGTTCATAACAAATTGAAGATGCTTGCTTTTTCGCTCTGTGGTGCGCAGCACTTGCTGTCCGCGCTGGACATCTATCTGTCCTAGCTGTCCGCCCCGGACCCTTCGAAGGGACAGATAAGGCAGATACAGAGCGACCTGTCCTGTGTGTACGGCGAAGGGTCCGGGTGTCAAGCATCAAAATTCCTTCGGAAACGGTTCTTGGTCGTCGAAACGACCTTCGGGTGGCGAGCCAACATCGGCCTTGCCCGCGAATTCTTCACGTATCCTGATGCCGGCATAGAAGGTGCCGTTGGAGCGCAATCGCTGGAATTGCTTCATCATGCCATCTGGCCCCTTCCACGTCTTCCTGGTCTGGTCAGGTAATCGCCGTGTGAATGTTGCCTGCCTGATATCGGCAAGGCCCTCACGCTTCGCATAGCGCACATATCCGTTGTAAAGGTCTTCAGGGCTTTCACGGTCGTTATCGTCGCCGGTGACGTGGCAGGCATTGCGCAGGAATGCACCGATAGGATCGCTTTCCTCTCGATACTCGGCGGTTGCCGCCCTCACCCCATCAGGCACGCGCAGGCCATGCTGCAGGTATTCCAGCGCGCCAGCCACCATCCAGCGGAATATGCCCTGCCGCTCGGTAGACAGCAGCTTTTCCTTCAGGGTCTTGTCTACCTCGTCTTCCGGGATCTGGATTTCCCACGGGACCAGGTGCACGCGCCGCCAGATACCGTCCGAGTCATCCTTGATGATCGGCTTATGGTTGCCCGACAGGATGATCTTGAATTGCGGTATCAGCTCAAAGAAGTCCTGATGCAGACGCCGCACTGCGATCGGCTCACCACCGGTCAGGGTCTTGATCAAGGCATCTTTCAGGTGAACACCCATTTCCGGCTCACTGGCGGCCACGAGGCGCGCACCGGGTAGACGGGCAAGATCTGGCGTTGCCTCTGCGCCACCGCGCTTGCTGTCACCCGCAAAACTGTCGATCGACATGGAAATGGCGTAGTCACCAAGGATTTCGACCATGATATCGACGAATGTGGATTTGCCGTTTCGGCCAGCACCATAGAAAAACAAAAGGCATTGCTCGCCGGTCAGGCCCAGCAGGCAATAGCCGAGATATCGCTGCAGGAATGACCGGTAATCTGGTGACGGCATAACACGCTGCAGGAACTGCTCGAACATTGGCGCCGAGGCCTCGGTCATGAATTGCGCGTCCGAAAGCTTCGAGATCAGATCGGCCGGTTTGTGCGGATCGACGCGGATTTGCCATTTGCCGGTACCGCCCACCTCCGAACAAAAGAACCTAAGTGTGCCTGACTGGCAGTTGAGGGCCAGAAGATCGCGGTTAAGGTCGGAAACCTCCAACGAGCAATAAGGAGCTGCTTCCTGCAGCATGTTGTTGATTTTGGATGTGCCGGCAGCCTGTTTTGCATGCGCATGGCGCGAGGAAATCCGGCCAGACCGATCTTTCTCAACCTTATCCATTCTATCGACAATGGCCTGCAAGCTCTCAAACTTCGCAAGTTTATCGGGATCCCAGGTCTTGTCTGATTTGCCGAGTTTCTTGAGCTCATCGCGGGCTATCCTGCCGGCGGCAATCTTGGCCTGCTCTTCCTCGGAGCAATCCAGGCGCACAGCCTCATCATCAATGTGCTCTGCCGTGCGGTGGGCAAACCGGCGCACCACAGCACCGGATGCATCTTCCAGCCACCTCTTGCCATCATAGCCGTGCCAGCCGATGTGCGTCACATGGCGAATACGCTCACCGAAGCGGATCAAAAGACGGTTGGCATTGCCGATATCGGTTTCCGGTTGTTCAGAGCATTCCTCAAGAATTTCTTCCGCAGAAAGCTCAAGGACACCTTCATCCTGCTCTGGCTCAACAACCGGCAAAGGGTCCGGGTTTGCGTCATAGATGCGCCGCTGTTGGGTGGCGAGCGCCATCATGCGGGCAACCTGGTCTGGTATGCCCGATTTCATTTTCTGCTTTTCCATCAATGATTATCCCACCAGAGTGAAAGCAGCACATTAAAAACAATGAGTGAGAGGTACAGGACAAGAAGCCCTTGAATGGAGCCGATAGCGAACCCGACATAAAAGCCGCCACCAATAAAACTGGTGAAGAAAAGAACGCTTCGCTTTATTGCGTTCATGGTGTTTCCCCCTGCGTAAGTTTGGCAAACAGGCTGGCGAAATCCTCGCCCTCCGGTGGCCAGAATGGTGTGATGGTGCGGCCGTCTGTTTCGAGGCGCGCACAAGCGCGGCTTATGGCAGCCGCCGTGAAAATGAATTCGCTATCGCCATCCACCAAGATCAGCAGATCCTTGACGTGGTCAGGCACCTGAAGCGCGTCAGCCGGCGTTTGATCAGGTTTTGGCGTGGCACCTTGTATCTTCTTGAATTGGCCATTACCCAGTTTGATCGTCGGATGTCGGAACGCCGAAAAAGGATCGGCTGGGCCCGCGAGGTTGCCGAGGTCGCCGCTGGCACAATAGAATGTACCATCGATCCAGCCTTCAGCTGCGGCATAGGCACAAACGGTTTCGATGCCTTCGCCGATAACCCAACGGCTTGCGGCTATGGCGCCGCATACAGGGATAATTGATCCCTTTTTTGTGCCACGCATCTTTTTAGTTGGCAGACGATTGCCGTTGCCATCAACACCGAGATCCGGTCGGTAATTCAGGTCCGGCCCGGCCGAGATATCAATCCAAGTCTCATGGCAGCCGGTCACGGTACCATCGAGCAACATGAACGGCGCAATCATTGCCGGTCCCTGCCACGGGCTGGTTTGGCGTCCGAGCTCGTCCTTGCCGTGCCAATAGGAATGGTCAGGCGAAAACCTCAGATGATCGAGCACTCTCTCATCAGGATAAAAGCCGGTGCGCAGATGCAGATAGTTGTACATTTCCATGCATGCCGAGAAGCCGGGTTTTAGGCATGGGCGCGCGTTCTGGTAAATGCCCCTCGCCTTGCCGACTTCGAGTTCACGAAACCGGTTTTCTTCGGCCTGCTTTTGCTGTGACTTGCGTTCGTTATCGGCCTTGATCGCCGCGATACGTTCAATGCGCTCTGCGCGCTGTTCATCTGTCTCGCGCTCACCACCTGCAGGAATATCCTCTCCCAACGTCGCTGCGCACGCTTCCAGAAAACCGGCCCGATCACGCACATCGAGATTGTGGGCATGTGCCATGAGCGCAATGCCATCACGGCCACCGCCGCAGTTGCGGCAATTATAGACGTTCTTGATGCCGTTGATTGAAAACCGATCCTTGCCGCCGCAGCGCGGGCATGCGCCGGTGTATTCGTTGCGGCCAAGCCTTATGCCCAACCGGTCAGCGGCTTCGGAAACGGTAACGTTGCGAGCCTTTTCAACAAACTCTTCGATTGCAGAATTGCTCATGACGCAACCCCGAATTTGATGTATGGAGCCGGAGTTCTTTTGGCGGGGGTCTTATGGGCAAACTCTTTACGTACGCGCAGCGCCTTGCGGGCTGGCGTCACTTTCCACTTGTAGCTAGCCTTGTGCTGATCATCGCTTTTATGTTGGGCTTTTATTGGCGCGATATCGTACGCGGCGCGATGTGCACAGGCGCTGACGATGAGCACTGTACGCGAGAATGGTTTGCTGCCTTGGGTGGCTGGGCGGCGGTAATCTTCGCATACATGACAATCACAACGATGGTTCGGCAACGTGAGGACGCCAACCGTCATCAGCAAGAGAACGTCGAGATCCAGATACTTGATAGGTTGGATACAGCCAAGAGGCTTTCTTCGCAGGCAAGAACCATCGTTTATCTGGCCGATAACACTATAAAATTCATCGGTGATTGCTTGACCAATAACTCGTACGGTGGCGTCATTCCGCGAGTACTGGGTACAACATTTCTGAATTGCGTTGACGATCGCGATATTGCCAAACTTCCCTACCCACTTAACCAAGTGAGTCTTGCGGATTTTGTTGATTTTTGCGACGATTATGACGCTACCTACAGAGAAGCAGTCACCGAAAATGATCTTAACTTTGCTGCGGCCGTTCTCGCCTTGTTCCAATCCAAACTGCGATACATTCGAGATACATTCGAAGATATCTGCACGAACCAAAATGAGTTTGTCAAAAAATGGGAAGCCAAGATTAATGAGAGATAGATAAATCACGCCGCAACCCTCCGAACAACCAGATGATCGCAGTTGGCAGCGATGATCGCCTTCGCGACAGGTGGGCTGACGCTGTTGCCAACGCACGATACCTGGACGGATTTCGGGAATGCCATAAATGCTGGCTCCCCCGCCTCTGACACCCAGACGCCATCGATGATGTAATCACCCGGGAAGCCTTGTGCGTTGTAAAGCTCGCGCGGCGTCAGCATGCGCATACCGATATCGACGATGACGAAAGTCTGGCCATCGACGTCCAGCGTCACGAACTCGCGTTCATCCCAGAAGCCGTGCGCCCTCATAAAATCAGCAACGTCACGCGCCCTGCCAGCCTGCTCGGCCGTGAATGGTGGGATATCCAGCGATGCCTCGACATGACCATGACGGTCTTTGGTCGTGACGGTTCGCATCGGCTGGTTTTCTTCGCCACCGTCGCCAGTGCCGTAATAGGCCTGCAGGAATGGCGTCACCAGTTGCGACTTGCCAGCGCCATCGGCCATCACTGTTGCAGAGGGATGGTCAATCGGATGACCGGTCGATGTGCCAAACTGACGGGCAACAAACGCCGAGACGACAGATTGATGCGAGCCGGTTTGCGTGACGGTCGATAATGGCTCTTCAACAGAACGGCCGGGGTTGACACCGCCATCGCGGCGGCTGTCATTGTTGTGCTGCGCCACAAACGCCACAGCGGCTGCGTGTTTGATGCCGCCAGCAACAATAGTGCCCAAAGGCTTCGAGACATCAAGGCAACGCGCAGCCTGACCATCGCGCTCGCCGTAGCCGGTCTGCACCAGAGTCGGGATGATGACGCTATTTTGGTCTTTCAGGCTCGCTGTAATGGTGTGGTGGGGCGCGTCAACCGGACGATTAGAACCACCATGCTGCGCGGCCGTAAGCACTGGCGCGATTATTCCGAGCGGTGCGGCGCCACCTGGCCGTTTGATAAAGCTGTTGGCGGTCACTGTAGGCAGTGGTGTTCTCAAATCACTGCCCGTCGCGCCGCTGTTAAACCGAATAACTGAAGGCGCAATGAGCGCGTGGCGATTCTCACATGGAATAACACGTACCGGCTCATCAAGGGGCGCTGCGCGGTCAAGTCCACCGTCACCCGGACCGTAGAATGCAGAGAGATGCGGCGACACCAAAGCTTTTTCGCCTCGATTGGCACCGGTGACCGTCTTGAACGGCTCTGCCAGATCCTCGACGCGAGCACCATGGGTCAGGTTGACCAGAAAGGCACGCTCGGCATCCAAGACGTAGCGCTTCATGCCCCGTGCCACGCGCGCCATGGTGTTGTCTGCCAATGGCCTGATGGCCTTCAGTCCGAACTTTGCGGCGATATCGTCCGAGGTATCGAAAATCGACGGGCACGGCACCGACCAATCAATGCATTCAGCAGCGGTTCGCCATGGCAGTTTGCGGCCGGCGATAACCTCGGGATCATCAGGCCGCCCATGTGTTGGCTCTGGCCAGACGATCGGCTTGCCATCGAAACGAATGATCACGAATAGCCGCTTGCGTATAGTTGGCGCGCCATAGTCACAGGCCCGCAACTCGCGTTTTTCAAGTTTTCCGCCGAGCTTACGCAGCTTCTTGCACCACTGCTGGAAGGTCTCACCCTTGCGGTCAGGGTCTGGCATCATTCCCTTATCGGTTTCAACCAACGGCCCCCAGGTCGAGAACTCCTCGACATTCTCCATGGCAATGACATCGATCTTGCCACCACTGCTCTGGATGCGCTCGACCCAGAACGGGATGACATGGGCGAGATCGCGAATGTTCCGCTCGACTGGCTTGCCGCCTTTGGCCTTTGAGAAATGTTTGCAATCGGGCGAGAACCACGCAAGGCCAATATGCTGGCCGGCGACATAATCGAGCGGGTCGACGCAATAGATGTTCTCGGAGAGATGCACGGTTTCAGGGTGGTTGGCAGCATGAAGAGCCAATGCCTGCGGGTTGTGGTTTATTGCCAGATCCGGCGAGCGGCCGAGTGCCATTTCGATACCGGTAGAAGCACCGCCGCCACCTGCGAAACTGTCGAGGATCAACGGTAGGCCATGGTTCCAACGGCTGCGCGTGGCAGGAATGTGCATCGGCGCCAGATGATTGAGAAGCGTTTCAGCGTACATGGATCAGCTCCGGTTTCGAAAGTTCATCAATTTCGTCTTGGCTGGCCACCCGCACGCGGCCAGTGAGCAACAAGGCATCGAGCGTTTGGCTTAGTTCGCGGCCTGATCCAGTCGCAAACCACTGGTCCCGATCGGCCGCTATACAAGGCGTTCCCGGCGTCCAGCCACGAAGCTGCAGGGCTTTGGTGACGGATCGGATTTCACCGATACGGCTGATGTGGATGCCGAACGCATCAAGTGTCTTGCGGCATTGAAACAGCGTCGGCGCGACGACCAGCAGGATTTTCTTGCGTTGGTTCGCTTGGGCCAGCATCAGGCACCCTCGCCGCTTTTCGTGTTGACCGCTTCAGTCCGCTCGACCTGCGATTGACCATGAGCGGTCAGTGACCATGAAAAGGCATAACCACGTTTTGCCGGCGCCCTGACGATCAACCCTCGGCGATAGAGATTGCCGACGACGCGGCCACCAGAACCTTTCGGAAGGTCAGCAAAGCACTCCAGCTCGGTCATGTCGCGAAAGTGCGATGCACCAACCATGGGCAATCGGCAAATGAAACGGAGAGCGTGGGCGCCTATACCATCAGATGCTTCTTTGACTTTCACATCTACAGTCTCAACTGCCACAACCTCATCAGAGTTGCGATCGATGAGGGACAGCACGTCGAAAGAATGCTGTTTTTCCATCACGTCACGGACGGTGGTCTCGAGCAGACCACACAAGCGAGCCAACTTACGGACGGAGTGACCGGCCTCATGTGCCAGCAGGCAGAGTTCCGTTTGCTGGTGAGGCATCATGGTGGCAAACAGCGCTGGCGTGATTTTAAACTCGGCTCTGGCGCTCGCGCCAAACAGAGTAGATGGCACTTTGTAAGTCGGAAAAACTGCAATCTCGGTCAAGCTGCCGCTCCTTGTTCAATATTGTGTTCGGCAGCCAGAGCGGCGGCAATCATGTCTGCTTCAGCCTCGTCACGGGCGTGCATCCAGTCGTTCAGCTTTTCGAGGTGCTTTTCGCGGTCGGTATCGATGCCGCCGCGCCGCTTGCGTTCCTGCCAGACCGTTTCGACAAAGGACGGCTTGCGCATATCGTGGGGATAAAACAGGCCGACTGCCGCGATGCCCGATGGCAGGCGCTCAACCTCGAAAGCATCGGTGACAACCTTCATCCATGCAGGAAGGCTTGCAACCCGGCACCCCAGCAGCGTCATCGCCGCCTCGTGAGCATTGTCCGTAATGACGTAAAGACGGATGGCGCCAGTCATGCCACACCCCCAAAAACTGTGGAGACGCTATGAGCAGCCAATTCCAAGCATCTGGTTGCGTGGTAGTAATCTCGCCGAGTACGCGCAGAGGATGAGTAATGACCGCCCCCACTCCTGAGAACAGACCGGTGTCCAACTGGCCGACGATCACAGAAAAGCAATGGTACACGCTGGCGATCGTTGCGGTGATATTCACCTGCATCTCGGCAGTGTTCGCTATTTTCTTGGTGCTCTCGGAACCAGATATTGATCGACAGGCAAAAATAGTGGCGGTGATGGCACCATTCGGCACGATCCCAATCGCCATCATAACATTTTGCACAGTCGCATGGCGCGGCATGGTGACGTCTCGCCAAGCAGACCAACAACGACTTCAAGCAGATCAGCAGAGACGCCAAAATGACGCTACCGACGACGCGAACTATGCAAAATTGTTGCAAGAAGGCGCCAAACTGCTCGCGGATGACAAAACCACTAATCAGATGGCTGGGGTCGCCAGCCTTAGCATCCTGCTGAATGAACCAAAAGCTCGATACAGACTCGAAGCCATCGATGTACTTGCCGAAACAGTAAAGGCTATGTTCAAGCATGATGTTGATGCGGCTCAAGCCCGTGAAATAGGCGCAAGTTCGCTTTTCACCGCCATAAATTCGCAGTTGCGAAAACAAGCAAATGAAGGCGTTTTCAGTACTGTTTCGATTACTCTGAAAGAGAAAGCAGATATCGATCCAAAAATACGAGTGACGTGGCCACCCGTCTCTGGTTTCGCCCAGTGCATCATTGAACGCGGGAAGATCACCAAAAACGCCGATTTCATCGCGGCAAATAAAACTGTATCTTTTTCGGGTGCAATCATCACCCAACAGAAAATCGATATTGCAAAGGATAACTATTCGTTCTGTATTTTTGATCGATGCAAGATACTCTACCTCGACGACTTCAACGTCGACGTCTTGGAGAATAAATTTGTCGACTGCGATTTTAGCAATTGCAGCTTTGAAGATGACGTCACGCCAGATCTGCTCAGAAAAAGCCAATTCATCCGACCGTGGTTCGATGTCCGCTATCCACCTATCCACAACGAATTCACTGATTGGAGTGAGGTTTTGGAGGCGCAGATTGACACTGAAATCGGCTGGGAACTGTTGGACAGCCTTAGCGGCGATGAACCTTATCTGACAGACGAAGAGCGGGTAGTGGTGAGGGATTTCCATGGCAGATAAGGTCATTAACCACGCCCCCCGGCCTTTAGCGTCACATCGGCAATGGCCTGCATACAGGACGAAGGATCAGCGCCATCCTTGAAGCGGCGCACTTGGCGCCGGATTTCAATGAGCTGTTGTTTGCGGCTATCGCCTACCTTCTGGCGTGCTCGATCCCGACTTGCTTTGGAATAAAAACGAGCCGTCTGTTTGTTCTGCGGTCCAAAGTTCTCGAAAAAATAGACGCCATCACGGCTGCTGCGGTCCGCATCAACCTTGAACCCGCCGCATCTGTTGACCAGGGAAAGCATGGGATAGTTGGCGGGTAGCGTTCCCAGACCGTAGCGCTGGTAACCTTCTGATTTTGCCTGCTGACGAACACCTTCAATCAGGCGAGTTGCAATGCCACGCCTGCGAAAATCAGGCGCGACATACAAGAAGTCGATCCAGATAAGTCCAGGTTCAGGGGAATAGAACACCGCAATACCCGCGTTGATGTAACCATCATCGGTGGTGTAGCGGATCATGGCCCAGTGTTCGTTGCCGGAGAACTCGGCGCGGTCCGATGGTACAGCGCCTTCCAGCTTTGCCGCACCAAGAGCGAGAGCCGCAAAGCTGCTGACCCAAGGGCTGTCTTCAAGCTTTCCAAAATGCATCACTTATCCCCCTTCACGACTTTCAGGCCGACATGCTCACCGCCACGGGCAGCAACCACCGCCAAGGCTTGACGGAAACAGGCATTGATTTGATCGATGTCAGAGGACAGCCCCATCAGTTGACGCGCTTCAGCCACCGATACGAAGCCATCGGCGCCAGCCTCAGCACTTCGGGAAAGAAGTTCGCCAAGTTTGCTCACCAGATTTGCTTTGGCTCTTTGCACGCAAACATCGGCTTCACGGTCGGCATCAGGGTCCGATAGTCGGCGACCGCTCAATTCGGCCATGGCGTTGGTCACGACGGGTACACCGCATTCTGCTTCAAGCGAATAAACCACAGAAACGGACATCAACTCCGCGTCTGTCGGATTGTTGAAGCGGCCAATCTGACTTTTTGAAATCGAAGAAATTTTTGCAGCACGCTCGATGCCGCCAACCAGTTTGATCAGGTCGCGCTGCGCGGACTTCACACGATGAAACCAGGCATCTGAATACATGACACAGCCTTTCCCGCGCTGGGAAAAGTCCCCGCGTTTTCCCGTGGTGGGAATGAATTGAAAATGTGAGGTTCAGTCCGTCAGCAAATCACGGAGGATCAGATGACGAGAACGCAGAACGAGTTGAAACAACGCGCAGAAACCGGGACAAGCCAGCTCCCGCGCGCAGCCAAACGTCAGGCATGTGGCCCCAACGCCCGGAAAAACAACAAATGGAAGAACCGCTCATTCGGCCGCCTCCAGAACCGGCTGAGGACGATCAACACCCTCAGGCCAATCCAGCTTTTCAGGCCAATGGGTGGAGAACCACATCATGGCCTTCTCAAAACCCATGGTACCAACATCCCCGCCATCGCGAATTTGCTGAATGCGTTTCCCTCCGCTAAAAATAAGCGTAGAAACGCGAGCCTCAGAAATCGAGGCTTTCGAGCAATACAATTCAACAGTGGTGAGCAGTTGTTCTCGCAGGGTCATTGCGGCAATATGCGTATTAAATTACGCCTCGTCAACGTATTTTATTACCCTAACGAATTTTTCCGGTGCGTATTATGATACGCACTATGGACAACTTATTGATACAAAGAATAAATCAACGACTTGCAGAGGTCGGTAAGTCAGCTCAGCGCATTTCCATTGATGCCACTGGTGCCAAAGATACGCTGCGCAAGATACTGGACGGCACCACAAAGAACCCGCGCCTCGACACACTTCAGAAGATTGCCGCCGCACTTGATACGACGGTTGAGTGGCTGACGAGCGGCGCCCACAAAATCGAAGCACCAGCACCCGCCCCCTCGGAACTGGCGCCAGCCGCTGTCGACGGCCCTAAGCAATGGATCATGCCAAACGACATTCCGGTGCGCGGCACGGCTGCAGGCTCTTTGCTGCGCGGGGCATTCCAGCTTTCAAGCGACGCGATTGACTATGTGAGGAGACCGCCGGCACTTATGGGCGCAAAGGACATTTATGCTCTTTACGTTGAGGGCGTTTCGATGGAACCACAGTACTTTCAGGGTGACCTGATCTATGTCCATCCACACAAGCCGCCACGTTTTGGTGATGTCGTGGTAATCCAGTGCGGTAATGGTCATGACGACGTTGAGGCATCGATTGGCGTGCTGTCCAAGCGTACGGAAAATGCAATCACCATCACCAAGCGCAATCCGGTCAACTCGACGGTAGAGATTAATCGCTCCAACGTCATGGCGATCCACAAGGTGCTTACAACAAACGAACTGTTTGGAGTATAATCAGGGTGAGTTACGGGCGCACAATTATCGCAGGCGTTTTTTCAGCACTCGCATACGCGCCCGCCTTCGCGTTCGAATTTCCAAAAATAGAAGAATATACAACAATTTGCATGGTCACCTCTAACGAGGAAACGTGCGAAGCGACCAAGCAGCAGCTTAAGCAAGATTGGCGCAAAGCCATTGCAGGATCTTACGAGGCGCAGCGCAATATTGCCTTTTGCCTCAGCAGCGGCTGCGACGGCGCGATGACCGTCAACCCCATAGACGGTTGCGCATGGCGTATGGTCATACAGGCCTCGCCAGCCAAAAAGCAGAATACAGAGCTGCGATCATACCGGCAGGATTGCCGCTTGGGAAATGCCGACCGGCGCCAGGCGCTTGCAAAAGCCGAGGATATGTATCGGTCGATCTACAAAAAGCAGATGCCGATCGAAAAGCTGCTAGGAAACTAGCACCACGGCATTCTGCGGCCTGACCAGGTGCGGGCCAGCCCTTCACGGACGAGCTGATCACCCAGCGAGCGCCCTGCTCGCACCACCACATAAAGATCGCGCCCGTATTTATCCTTCTTCCGGCCAAGGGACTTCAACTCAAATCCTCCAGCGCTCAGCAGCACCGACAATCGACGCTGCGCCTTGATGCCGAGCACCTTTTCGCTCGCGCACCGCGCGCCACCAATCTCCGGCGCATCTATGTCTGCAATTCTGATTTTTGTTCGCCCAAGCCAGAATGTGTCACCGTCAACGACGCAGTCGCTGCGCGTTCCGGATCCGCAGACCGGGAAGTTCGAGGCGTGAGCAAAGTGTGCTGATTGAACCGTGAGAAGTGCGCAAAGCAGAATATTTTTGATCATTGCTTTCAATAGCGTAATTCAAATGAAAATGAAGTGCGTAATAAAATACGCCCTGATGATTGACAGCGTATTAAATTACGCCTTATGTTTACGCCATCCCACGCCGCACTGCTGACGGCAGGGAAACGACCGGATGGTAGAGCCCGCCCTGCCCCCTGCCATCCGGTCCAATCTCAACAGGATGGAGAAAACCAATGCCTCGCAAAGCCAATGCAACACCTGCACCAGAACGCATCGCACTCGAAATGGCAGAGCTGTCACGTGAACGCGGTACCGGCCTGACGGAGAACGAACTCCGCGCCGAAGGTTTTTCCTTCGAGGAAATCAAGGAGCATTCACCCAAGGCCGCTGAAATTCTCCGCGCCATGGAAACCCGCATCGCTGCCTGAGGCACGTCGGATTTTGGTTTCCGCACCTGCGGGTGCGGTTTCCCGAACCGATGGAGACCTTTTCGATGTTTCACCCCTTGCCAGATCTCAGCCAGCGCGAGCTGCGCACCATCCGCGAAATGCAGACCATCGTCGGCCTGTGTTTCGCCGCCACCATCGCTGTTGTTGCTGTTTTTGTCGGAGGGTTCTGACCGATGACATCGATCAGCCTTGCCCGCCTGTGCGAAAAGCCGATTACCTTTTTCCGTCCGGATGGCAGCCTGATGGATCTTGCCGCTCCAGACCCACACGAAGTGGACTTCCACGAAGTTGCCTATGGGCTTGCCAAGCTGGCGCGCTTCACCGGCACCTATCAGGGAGCCGCCTATTCTGTCGCGCAACACAGCGTCATGGGCTGCGAGGCACTGTTGCGAGAGGGTGAGGATGAACTCACCTGTGCGCTTTTCCTTCTGCATGATGGGCACGAGTACAAGCTCGGCGATGACGCGCGACCAAAGCAGGATCTGATCTTTTGCATGCTGGAAGCCACATCGCCTGCCGCGGCCGAGGCTTATCGCGCAGCCGTGCAGCGAGCCAAGACCGGCTGGGACTTTGCGATATACGATGCCGCCGGGCTGCCAACGCCCGATCGCTGGACCAACAAGCAGAAGCGCGTGATCCACCAGATGGACATGCGCATGATGGCCGCCGAGGCGGAAGCGCTGATGGGAAGCCAGACCAGAAAGACCTATCCGCGCACCAAGTTTCAACCGCCCATGTTCATGCGCGGTTCTTTGCAGAGCATCTGGCCGGCAGCCCTCGCAGAAGAACGTTTCATAGAAACCTTCGATCGTTTCATTGGCAAGGAACGCCGTTTGACAGCGGCCAACCATCACATGATCCACAAACAGTGTGGAGCCGCCTGAACCATGCTGGAGAGCGCCACGACACTTGCAGACCGGCTGGCCCTTCAACGTCGCCAGCGGCAAATCCTGCTGGAACTGGCCGGTGCGCGCAGCTTCATTTCAGTAACCCGACTGGCAGACAGGATCTGGCAGGACGACCCAGACGGCGGGCCAGATGACGCCGAAGGTTGCCTGCACGCGCATGTTTCCAGACTGCGCAAAAGCCTCGCCGGTCACGGTTTCACCATCATCACCAGCCGCAACCTCGGCTATCGCCTTCAACAGGAACCAGACCATGTCGCCAACTGACATCAACACAGATCCCTGCTGCAATTTCTGCAGTGCTGGCAAGAAATACCGCAAAGTTTTTATTGTTGCACCAGACGGTCGCGCATTCATCTGTGATCGCTGCGTTGGAACCGCTGCACAAACGGTGATTGAGCACGGCTACAAGAATTTGGTGGAAGGAGCTAACGTCGATGGCTGAGACCACAACCATCGAGTGGACCGACGCCACCTGGAACCCGATCACTGGCTGTTCCGTAGTGTCCCCCGGCTGCACCAATTGTTACGCCATGAAGCTGGCAGGCACCCGCCTGAAACACCACGAAACCCGCAAGGGTCTCACCAACGAAACCAGGGCCGGACCGGTCTGGAACGGTGAAGTGCGATTGAACAAAAAGGCGCTTTATCAGCCAACCGAGTGGAAAAAGCCACGGATGATTTTCGTCTGCGCGCATGGCGACCTTTTCGCCGAAAACGTGCCGGACGACTGGATCCTTGATGTATTGACCGTCATTGCCAGCAATCCGCAACACACCTTCCAGGTGCTGACCAAACGCGCCGACCGCATGTGCCAGTTCATGAGCAACGATGATCTGCTTGAAGACATCTATGCCAACTGGAGCGGTTTTTCGGGTTCGCCGCGAGAAGTATGGAGCTGGCCGCTGCATAATCTTTGGCTTGGCGTATCGGTTGAGGATCAGGCACGCGCGCATGAACGCCTTTTTCCGTTGCTAGACACTCCCGCCGCGGTTCGTTGGGTGAGTTGCGAGCCATTGTTAGGCGCGCTCGACTTGACAGATATCTGCCAAGGCAGCTGGTTCTACGACGCACTGCGCGGAACACGCTGGCACGACGACCCGGACAGGCCAAACCCGTCGCATCAATTCCGAAATGGGCTGGACTGGGTAGTGGCCGGCGGCGAGAGCGGAGCAGCCGCTCGGCCAATGCATCCAGACTGGGTGCGTTCGTTACGTGACCAGTGTGCAGCGGCAGACGTGCCATTCTTTTTCAAGCAGTGTGGCAACTGGATTAGCGTTCTCGATCGACAAAAGGACGATCCGGATTTTCGCGCTGATTACACGAACCGCTTCAACGAAAAGCAGCCCGACATACGCTGGCTGAATGCTGCAGGCGGATCTGGTTTTCACGGTGACCGATTTCACGTGATGCAGCGCGTCAGCAAAGCCAAAGCTGGACGTTTGCTCGATGGCGTCGCGCATGACGCATTCCCCAAAACCGAAAGGATTGTTTGATGGCCGGCTCCGTCAACAAAGTCATATTGATCGGCCACCTTGGCGCCGACCCGGAAATCCGCCGCACGCAGGATGGAAAGCCGATCGCAAGCATGCGCCTGGCCACAAGCGAAAGCTGGCGCGATAAAAACAGCGGCGAGCGCAAGGAAAAGACCGAGTGGCACAGCGTCGTTGTGTTCAACGAAGGCATTGCCAAGGTCTGCGAGCAGTACCTGAAAAAAGGCGCCAAGATCTACATCGAAGGCAGCCTGCAGACGCGCAAGTGGCAGGATCAACAGGGACAGGACCGGTACATCACCGAGATCGTACTCGCCGCCTTCAACGGCACCTTGACCATGCTCGACAGCCAGCGCGGCGAACGCGCGCCCGCTGCAAACGGTCCTGACGAATACGGCTCATCCAGCAGTCGCGGTTCCAGCCGCTCCAGCTCCGGCACCACCGGCGGTGGCTTCAGCCATGACATGGATGACGACATTCCTTTTTAACCGGAGAAGACGATGCAGATCATACGAGACTCTCAAACCCTGCTCGGCATGTTGGAAGGCGGCGACTTGAATGCCGAACTTTCCAACAAGCTGAGCGAGGTTTTGGAAAAGCTTCTGGAGCTTTCCAACGACCGGCCAAATGTCACCTTCAAAGGCGGCATCAGCCTCAAGCTCAACCTCGCCGTCAAGAACGGCATGGTCGAGATCAATGCGGAAATTCCGCCACCGACGCTGCCAAAGCTGCCACGCAAAGCCAGCGTCTATTGGGTCATCGAAGGCGGACGGCTGTCCACCGAGCACCCCCAGCAACACGACATGTTTCCCGGCCCGCGCGAAATCGATCGCTCGCGCCCGCACTCCTAACAACTAGAGGAGCCTCAAATGGCAACAGAACATTATGAAGGCGTGTTGGCGCCATTCAAATCCATCACAGGCATGGCAATTGATGAGATCAAAGCGCTGGCAGATAAGGCCGGTTCGGAATTGGTAACCATTAAATTACCGGAGAAAATTCCGGGCATACCGCAGGAAGTTCCCGCGTTTATTGACCGTGAGCATGGCACGCTCGGCAGTGTCAAAAGCATTATCGACCAGTATCGCACCGCGCCTGAACGCAAGACTGGTACCGCCAAGGCATTTACGCTGGAGAGCTTCATTGAACTGGTTAACCGTCACAAGACGGCGGACACGGTCATCTTTGCCAACACCAACTGGGAAAAACCGTCCCTGACTGCTGTCATCGACTACCACAGGATCGACAGCACCGAGGCCGACAATCTCAAACATCGCATCACCTATGATTTCCCGCTATCCGAGGAATGGCAAGCGTGGGTGAAGCTGAACGGCAAACCCCTCCAGCAATCAGAGTTCGCGGAATTCATCGAAGACCATATTTCGGATCTTTCCGCGCCTGAGGAAGCGGAAGAACTCGAGTATCAGAACAAGTTCTCGTTCAAGGTCGCGTTTCCGACGCAGCTCGTTGAGCTTTCTCGCGGCCTCCAGGTCAATGCCGACACCCGCGTCAAGAACGTCGTCAACCTGCAGAACGGTACGGCGCAGATAGTCTTCGAAGAAGAACATCAGACGCTCGACAAACAGGGCAACCGCATCGATGTGCCTGGCATGTTCATCCTGTCGGTTCCGCCGTTCTTTGGTGGAGAAACCGCCCGAATTCCAGTGCGTCTCAAATACAAAAAGACCTCTGGTGGCATCGCTTGGCTTTACCAGCTCTATCGTCCGGAATTCTACGTCACCAAGCAGGTGCGCGCGGATCTGACGCGCGCGGCTGCCGACACGGATCTTCCGCACTTCGAAGGCACCCCGGAAACCACGGCGTAAAGCGCTATTCAGCCGCCCAAGTGGCGGCTGACCTCCCCTACCCAATTACCGGCAGACGCCGGCGCGCAGGAGACATCCGCATGCTGACCACTAAAAAATCCGACCTTTCCGCTGCGCTTGGCCTAGTCGGCACCATTGTTGAAAAGCGCAACACCATACCGATCCTCTCCAACGCTGCGATTGAGCGTGTCGACGGCGGCCTTCGTGCCCGCATGACGGATCTTGACCTCGAAGCTGAAATTACCTTCAGCGCGGCGCTGGCACAGGACTTCCGCCCGTTTACAGCCCCTGCCCATCTGCTACGGGAAATTGTCAGCAAGTTGCCCGATGGCGCCGATATCACGATCGAGGCGAAGGATGACAAACAGTCACCGGACTCGGTGACCGTCAAATCCGGGCGTTCCCGATTTGCGCTGCAAAGCCTCCCGCCCAATGATCTCAGCAGCATGAACCTCGGAGCGCTGCCATTCAGCTTCACCATGCAGAACAAACATCTGCTGGCAGCGATCGGCGCCGTAGGTTTTGCCATTTCCACGGAGGAAACCCGTTATTACCTCAATGGCATTTTCATGCATGCCACCGAGGCCGGCATGCTGTTTGTTGCCACGGATGGTCACCGCCTCGCCAAGCGCTTCGTTGCTACCGATGACGCTCCCATGGCCGCACCTGGCGTCATCATTCCGCGCAAAACTGTGCTGGCTCTTACCAAAATCCTGCCCAAGGAAGGTGAAGTCACCATTGAGTGGAATGAGAGCAAGATCTGCTTCATTCTTCCCGGCACCCGCCTGCTGTCAAAGCTGATTGATGGCCAGTTCCCGGACTATGAGCGGGTCATTCCCAAACACAATAATCCCGGCATTACGGTCAAAGGCAAACACCTGTCGTCGGCGGTTGAGCGTGTACAGCTGATCTCCAGCGATCGCGGCCGGGCCATGCGGTTTGGTTTCACCGAAGATGTTCTAACCCTGACCGTGACCAATCCGGACACGGGCAGCGCTGAGGAACAGATCGCCTGCGAAGGGGGCAAGGCGGTCGAAATCGGCTTCAACTCCCGTTACGTGCTGGATGCGATCAGCCACCTGGCTGAGGACGATATCCTGATTTCGCTGGATGATCCCGCTGCACCGGCCGTGCTGCGCGCCGATGGCGATCACGCTGAGAACCTGATCGTTCTCATGCCGATGCGCGTGTGAGGTGACAACCATGGATATTGAAGCAATCAAACAGGCCGCTGCGGCCGTCATGCCTTGCACATGGACAGTCCGTTGCGAGGAAACGCCCGACAAAGCCGCCGCAAAAAATGAACTGTCTTTGCTGATCGACCAAACCGGACCGTTCATCGGCAAGATGTATCACCTCGCCGCAAACGGAAAATGCGTCGCGACGACCGGTTGCGGACCAAACAGCGAGGCGCACGCCAACTATCTCCATTCGATCAACCCGGTCGCGGTGGCCAAACTGGTGAGCGAGCTCGAAACTCTGCAGGAGGAGAATGCCGAACTGATCATCGGCATCAGCCGGCTATCTGAGGATGAGGAGCTACTGCAGGAAACAACCGACAGCGACATGATCTCTGTTGTGAAACTCGCGGCCAGACTGGCAGAAGCGGAAGAACGCGCTCGTTCATTTGAGGCCGAGGCCAACCAACTGCGCGAGGTTTCGCAAGCAAACCGTCACCGGTCGCTAGTAGCCGCAACTCAGATTGAGTATCTCCGCACCACGATGCAGGTCTTTGCCGGTGCGGCTAACGAATACGACACCCCTGATGACAATGGCCCATGGCCAGACAATCAAGATGTCCTTCTGTCTCTCGGTGACGTACGTCGCGCACGCGAAGCCCTAATTTTAACAGGAGGCTACGATGCAGAATAAGCTTATTGCGGCTGCGCAGGCTGTCGTCGAACAGTGGGACTGCCCAAACTGGAAAACCAAAGAGCCTACTGCAAAATTCATCGAGAACCTTCGGAGAGCGCTGCTCGAAGCCGCCCTGTCCGCTGCGCAGCCGGTGGCTTGGGTAGACGAGCAGGAATTGCGATACCTTGAAACGGTGTCGAGCAATAATGCTTGGGCAGGCTTCGAAAGGAGCATCAAAGTTGGTGGCGAAAAGGAAGGACGCTCGGCTCTCTACGCCGCACCTCCCGAGCCATCCCTGTCCGTGAAGGCTTTGGCCGATGCATACCAAAAGTATCTGGATGCCGTGAACCACTACAATGAACGCCACGCGATAATGAAAACCAAAGCTCCAGGCTCAATGCGTGTCGATGAAGAATATAAAGCCATTGATGAAACGCGAAGGGCATTCGACAAGCTTGCCGTAGAGGTTGCTACCTCCGGCCTCTCCGCACAGGTGCAGGGCGTGGCGGGATATCAGAGCCGGGTCGAGGCCGCTCATCATGCTCTGTTCCATGATGACCCGACCGACGTTTCGGAACGCAATGCCCGAAGCTTCGAGGAAGCAATCGAAACCGCTCAGGCGTTTGGCATGACGGAAGGTGAAGCGTTCGCGCTGGTCAAATACACGTTCAGTCGACCAATTGGAGAACCCGAGAAAGAACTCGGCGCGAAAGTTCTCACTGCTTTTTCATTGGGGATTGTCGCTGGCATCGATGTCATGGGCGTCGCCGAAGCCGAACTCGAAAAGCTCCAACGTCCCGAAACCATCGCAAGGATCCGAGCCAAACGCGCGACACGTCATGGTCGAGGACCACTGCCAGGTCTCGACCCCGCATTACCAACAAAACAGGAGGGTTAAATGCACCCCCTACCCAACGTCGCCATTTCTGTTCGGCAGCCGTGGGCGTGGGCAATTGTTCATGCCAGCAAGCCTGTCGAAAACCGTGACTGGAGCAAGCGCAATCCTGGCCTCAGTTTTCGAGGTCCTGTCTGCATCCATGCCAGCCAGGGTATGACCCGCGCCGAGTATGAGGAAGCGTCGGAATTCATGGCATCGATCGGCGTTGCCTGCCCGGATCCTTCCGAACTGCAAATCGCTGGCATCGTTGGCGTCACCACCATCGTCGATATCGTCACCGAGATGAACAGCCCGTGGTTCTTTGGTCCGAAGGGATTGGTCCTGGATGATAGCGAACCGGTCGATTTCATCCCGGCCGCTGGTGCACTCGGCTTCTTCAAGTGGAAGAGATTGCCAGGGGGTCAGGAAGCCAAGCGGCCAAAATGGATGGGCGGAACACCGACACCACCAACTCCGAAACCAGCAGTGATGCCGGCAGAACAATTTGCGATGAACTTTGGAGAGCCGCGATGAACATCACCGAAAACAACGCCGGCGGCTTCTCTACGGTCTTCCTGCTTTTCACCCAGTATGGGGGCAAAGCGGTGATCCCGGTTGAAGATGTTTGCCGTGATTACTTCAACCACCTGACGCCAGACAAGTTTCTCAGGAAGGCTGGCAGCGGCGAAATCTCTATCCCGATCGTGAGATCGGAGGCGTCGCAAAAGTGCCAGAAAGGTGTAGCGCTGCAGGATTTGGCCGAGTATTTGGACCAACGACGGGCTGCTGCGTTGAAGGAATTTCGCCAATTAAACCGCTAAAATGTAGCACTTTGAACAGCTCAAAGTGCTACAGATTTGCTACAACAATTTTTCAACCATTGTTTTTATTATACTTTTTCGAACTTTCAGCCCCATCGATCATAGGTGCAACGGCGAAGGTTTTTTCGCGGTTAAGATACTGATTTTTCATTATTTTCCAAAGTCGTGCCAAAGCGCTGGACAGGCCGCGCTACGATGTTTGGCCACTGTCTAACACAGCTCAGGCCTTGAATCCAATGAAAGGATAATTGGCATGGTTTCCACCGGGAACACCATGCGGTTACCGGTATGGTCGCAACATTTTCGGTTGAGTGGTGGAATTATTCCACTCTACCTAAAATTGGATATTGATTTTTCCAAATAACCTTTGCTAGAAACCTGTCGTATATTGCACCATGTTTTTAGGTATTGCTTTTTTAGCAGCGTCCACCCCGGCCTTTTGGCTGGGGTTTTTGCTTTTAAGGACGTGCGATGAGAAAGAGCATCCGGATAACGACCTGTCAGAAGCTGCGTAGCGACTGCGACAGCGCAGTGCTGATCAGGGTGTTGGCGTAAAAGCCTGATGACAGGATGATGGCAAAGGCGGCAAGTGCCGGGCCCCAGTCGCGCAGAACCGTTGCGGTCCATGATCTGGACTTAGAACGGGCTGCATCGATAAGCGACTTCATGGTTGCCATACCCTGAGAAATTTGGGATCTGGCGGAACAACCCGCAGGCTGTAAAAAGGTTCCGATAATTCTGCGCGGTTGCAAATGATGTGTTTGCTGACCGGAGTTTTTACCCCGCCCCCGTGATGTGACGGGCGGGGGTATCGTGATGTTGGCCGTTATTAGCGGCCGC